GCTTTGAATGATTCAGGTGATACCCCATTCTTCTTAGCTAGTTTTTTTGCCTCGGAATCAACTAGTTTGGCTATCATAGCCCCTGGGCCTCTAAATCCTTGTTTACCCATGGCTTTTACGATTGCGTAAGTATCTACATCAATCGCTACTGATTTCCATTTATTGATATCCATGCTTTATACTCCTTTTTGTTTAAACACTTAGTATTATATAATCTATCTATTTCACAAACATAGCCCTCACACATCGCTCTTGGATTACCGCATCTAGCTATTTTTCTATTTATAGCTGCGATACGTTTATTAACCCAAGTTTTAGGCGAATATTGCATAGGCTAATAAACCAAATAAAATTAATAGTATTTTAGGACTAATTAACAATATTGCTGTTAATATCGTCCTTGTAATTAAAGGTCCCATTTAGTACCACCTACCACTATTTGTGTGTGTAAATTCATTTGAGGTACTAAAGTGTTCTTGCCTTCTCCCCAATGGGATACTTTGATTATACTTTTGATAAAACTCTATGTCAGACATAGTTTTAAAATCTAGCTCCTTTTCTTTTAAGTCATTAGATCTTTTTAGTTCCGATAATAGTTCTCTTAGTATTTTCATTATGCGTTCTCCATAAATTCAAGGTTTCTTCGTTCTACTTCAATCTTAACAAGTTCCTTTGCCACAAACTCATTAATTGGATAAGTAGGCGAACCTAATATATCTAGCTGACAAGCAGTTATTCTCTTAACTGCATCATCAAAATACATAGATCCTTCTTCTACAGGATTGCCGTTGGCATCAATAGTTACCATATCTTGTAGAATATTATCTACCTTAGATGCAAACTCTCTAAACTCTTTACAATTTGATTTTAAGATAGTGTTTTTGTTCATTGTTTTCTTTCCCCTAAATGTGATGCTCTGTCTAATGTTTGCTGTACAAAATCCATAATTTTATGAAAGTCAATACTAGCTTTATGATGTTCAAAATATTTTTGGGCATCAACCTTCATGCCATCAACATAAAAAACAATCTTTCCATCAGGTGTCAACTCAACAAGTATTGCTTTTGTTTGAGCGTCTATTTCATGCACCATGTCGTTATTGTCACTGACTAACTTTGGTTTATAGTTCATGTTATACTCCTTCTAGTTATAGTTTTATTTAAACATTCTTTATAAAAAAAGCAAGAATAAAATGGGATAATTATGAAATTTTTTATGACAATAGCAGTGTGTTCTTTTTTAGATCTCACATGTACACCAGCAATAAAATACCCAATAGAATTTAACTCATGGAATGATTGCATGTATGCAGCATACGAAGAATCTATAAAACTTACTAAAAATCTTAATCAAGATATGGTAGAAAAAAATAGGTTAGCCACTAGGTTTACCTGTGAGGTAATCGAAAGTACCTAGGGGTTGCACAAAATACAATATATGGTATATAATCTCTTATGAAGCACTATTTTGTTCAGATACGATACAAAGGGAAGTATTTTAATGGGACAGTCAGTGCTGAAAACGACGGCGAAGCTTTAAAACTAGCTGAAAGAAAAATGAAAGCCGGGGAGCTTCAATGTCAAGGTGAAGACTTCTACGATAAATCTAGAATCTTCATCACATATGAGGAGATAAAAAATGGCACTGCAGGAGTTAATATCAAAGAAACTTCAATTGGAGTCCAAGTGGGCAACGCAGGCGTTATCTCAGAAAAGAGTAACACCTGATATGAAGTGGATGGATATTGAAATAAAAAGTCTTAAAAAAAGAATCAATGAACAAAGCGTTCTTGATGCTTCTGAAGG